TGATATCGATGATGTTGCAGAAGAAGCTGGTTCTTAAATCAGTTAAAGCTCCTGAGCAAGAGTTTTAAAATGCTCCCTTTTTATTGACTTTTTTATTATACTGTGATATATTCTTATTATGACTGAAATTAAAAATTACTTATGGGTTGAAAGATATCGACCTGCTAAAATTGAAGATTGTATTTTACCTGAGCAACTAAAAAAGATTTTTTCAAATATAGTTGAAGAGGGTGAAATACCTAACATGATTTTAAGTGGTACTTCTGGACTTGGAAAAACCACTGTTGCTCGAGCTCTTTGTAATGAGCTTGATCTTGATGTTCTACTAATTAACGCTTCAGAAGAAAGTGGCATTGATACGTTACGCTCTAAAATAAAACAATTTGCGTCTTCGGTGTCGTTACATAGTGGAAAACATAAAGTAGTACTTCTTGATGAAGCAGACTACTTGAATGCACAATCAACACAACCAGCACTTCGAGCTTTTATCGAAGAGTTCAGTTCAAGTTGTAGATTTATTCTTACTTGTAATTTTAAGAATAGAATCATTGAGCCACTTCATTCAAGATGTTCTGTTATTGACTTCAACACTTCACGAGAAGATTTACAGTTTCTTTGTATGGAGTTTTTGAATAGACTTAAAAATATTTTAAAAGAAAACAATGTAGATTATAGAGAAAAAATTATTGCAGAACTTATTATGAAGTTTGCTCCCGATTGGAGAAGAGTTCTAATGGAGTGTCAGAAACATTCTAAGACAGGCGAACTTTCTTCTGATGTTTTAGTCTCTATGACAGATCAAAAACTTGATATTCTATCTACATATATTAAAACAAAAAATTTCAAAGAGATGCGTAAATGGGTTGCAGAGAATGCTGATACAGATTCGTCTGTTATATTCAGAAACATTTATGATAAAATTTATACATTTATTGAACCAAGTGTAATACCACAAGCAGTTATTATCCTTGGTGATTATCAATTTAAAGCTGCATTTGTTGCTGATAAACAATTAAATATGGCAGCGTGTTTAACAGAACTAATGGGTATATCATAATGAACACTATGAATAAAGTAATTATTTGGAGATTATTATCTATCCTTATTTGTATATTATTAGCTAGACTATGGTTTGGTGATTGGCATGCAACTTGGTTTGGATTATTCATATCTGTTGTTATGACTATTATTCATTACTTTTATGAAAAGGTATGGGATTATTACAAATATCCTAAACAAGAAGTGGAGTGGTTTGAAGAATGAATCCATTTGACTTTTTAAATTCAATTAACAAAGGAGCACAAGGTGAAGATCACTTTTCAACCGAACGACTACGATCCGAAAGAGGAGGAGAGGCAGTTAAAGATTATAACTGTTTTATTATTAACCGTGGTCTTTCTTATCATAATGACAGTATTCTTTTAGCAAATGAAATGAACAGATTACCCGATTTACCACATATTATGCAATTTGATTTTTATAGACATATACTTAGACCTAGAAAAAGATTTGCAAAATGGTCTAAACAAAAACAAGCAACAGATGATATTAAATTAATTCAACAAGCATTTGATTATTCTCGTGAAAAAGCTGAACAAGTGTATGAATTATTTGACAAGAAACAGATAAAAAAACTTAGAGAGTTATTTAGTGAGGGAGGCTCTTAGTGAACGAAGAACTAAACGAAATCGACAAAAAGAAATTAATAGAAGCACATCAATATCTTTATTATTGCAAAGGATTGCCAGTACTTAGCGATTTTGATTATGATCAACTTTGTAAAAGTTGGAATATTTTTGGTGGTGGTGGCTCTGATTTAGAATCATCATATACAGAAGATGTTAAATCTCTTGCAGCTGTATTAACAAGAAAGTTTAATAAATGAGGCCACTTATAGTAACAAAAGAAGATAGAGCTAGATTTGAAAGACGTATTATAGCCATTATGGTTTTACTTTCAGTCTTTACAGCTTTCATTGATATATCAATAGGAATTTACTTTGGAGTTATGACAAACGTAGTTGTAAACTTTTTTAAGTATGTAATTAATAAACGAGATATTGCATAATGTATGAAGATAAAATATTTGGATTGTTAGCTTGTGTTGTATGGTATTTTTTAGGACGCCACCTTGGCTATAAAAAAGGCCACACAGCAGCATTAGAGGCGTGTGATAGTGTAATAAGTGAAGTTATTACTGATGTACAAAATGGTGATTACTCTAAATGGATTGATAACGAAGAAAGTGAAGATTCTTAATCTTATAAATAAAGTTTTAATGAATGTAAGATTATGGAATTTATTACTGACGAGATAGTGAAGTGGCAACCATCTGACATGGTGGAAATAACCCTTCAAGAACCTGATGACTTTTTAAAGATAAAAGAAACACTGACTCGTATTGGTGTCTCTTCTAAAAAGAATCAAAACACACTGTATCAGTCGTGTCATATTTTGCACAAACAAGGCAGATACTTTATTGTACATTTTAAAGAATTATTTCTATTAGATGGTAAACCTGCAAACCTAACAGAGAATGATGTTCAACGTAGAAACACAATTACTGAACTTTTATCTGATTGGGGTTTATTAGATATTGTAGATCACTCACAATTAGAAAATAGATTTGCTTCTTTAAAACAAATTAAAATTTTATCACATCGCGAGAAAGGTGATTGGAACTTAGAGTCTAAATACTCTATAGGAAATATTAGGAAATAATTATGGCAACCGACTTAACTAAATTAACTAAACTAGAACTAGAAGCTTTAGGTCGTGAATACGATATTGAACTTGATCGTAGATTGACAAAAGCTAAATTAGTTGAACAACTTGATGCACATATTAAATGGTGTGCATGTGGAAAGACAGAAGACCCAAATGGTGCCTGTGATGGTTCACATGCTAAAAAAGAAGAAGCTCCATTAGAAACTACTAAAAAAGTTCTAAGAGACGAAACTGGAGCTATTATAACTTTTCCAGATTCAAAATCAGCTAAAGGTGCAGGACACCGAGCTGGTGGAAGAGCTTACAATTTAAATGGCAATTGGGTTGTAAAACTTTACTAATTTTATATAAATAACTTTGAAGATGCTCGAGTGAGGTCTTCATTAATTAAATAACTTGCTTAATAAGGAGGCAAAAAAATGACACAGTTCACAACTGCACACATCGGTAGCATTATAGATATGCTACAACCAGATAACCGATTCATCGGTTTCGACACAATGTTCGATAGACTCGAACGAAACGTACAATACCACGATACAAACTTTCCCGTATATAACGTGGTTCATGATAAAGAAAAAGATTCGTACGTTATTGAATTAGCACTTGCTGGATATAGTGATGATGACATCACGATTACAGTAGATGATCAAACACTTATTATCAAAGGTGATAAAGGTGAAGATCAAAAACAGTATACTCACAAAGGAATTGCTTTTCGTAAGTTTGAAAAGCGTTGGACACTTGGAGAGTATATGGTTGTACAAGGTGCATCTTTTGAAAACGGATTATTAAAAATAGAAATCGATAAAGTCATTCCAGAAGAAAAGAAGCCAAGAGTAATTTCTATTGGCAAAAAAAATGAAAAAAAGACTTTACTTAAAGGATAGTCTATTGTATAATAATGGCATAATTTAAGAAACAAAGTAAGATATATATGACTGAATAACTCCTGCTTATAGGTGGGTAAGGTATCGGAGCTTGATGGGGACGGCCAAGTGGAAATAACCATACAGAGTAAACCGAGTTCGTTGGATAAAACTACTATAAGGTCAGCTGCAGGGCGTTGCAGCTCAGGC